TTTCTCAGGAATTTCTTTGTAGCTTTACAGCCAATATTTCTGGTAGTTATTACGGGAAACTAATGGAGAAGGCATATAACGAAAGCAGAATATGTGAAGTACCTGAAGTTCCTGAATTAGAAACTGAAGTATATATGGATTTGGGTATGAACGATATGACTTCGTTATGGTTCGTACAAAGAATGCAACATGAATATAGATTTATTGATTACGAAGAATTTAGTGGTGAGGGTTTACAATACCTGGCGGACTTCTTAGAGAAGAAGGGATATAACTATTCAAGGCTAATAGTACCGCACGATATTAAAGTTAGAGAAATGGGTACGGGGGTTTCCAGGTTAGAAATCTTACAAAAACTACATCACGGTAATATTGAAATAGCACCTAAAATAGCACTTAATGATGGGATTGAGGCTGTCAGACACAATTTTGATAACTTCTGGTTTGATGAAATGAATTGTTCGGTAGGTATCAACCATCTTAAAGCATATACAAAAGTTTATGATAGTAGACATAGAGTTTACCGAAATAGACCTAAACACGATAACGCTAGTCATTGCGCGGACGCATTACGCTATGGCATGGCAATAGGTGGTTCAACAAAATCAAATTGGGATAATCCCCTTAACACAAACACGATAGGATTAGTTTAAATGGCTTACGAAGAGAAAAAAGATAAAAAAAAGAAGTCTAAATCTAAAAAAGGCAAAAAAAAATAATGGCTAGAAGAAAAAAAATTACTGAAGGTGAATTAAAGTCTGTCATTGCGGGGCATTTGAATAATGCTTTAGGTTTTGACGGTGGTAATTTATCAAGACAAAGAGAAAAGTCTTTAGAATATTATTTATCTGAAAAGATGGGTAATGAGATTGAAGGTAGATCCCAAATTGTATCCTCGGATGTTTCAGACGCAGTAGAACCTCTTATGGCGAACTTAATGCGTATATTTACATCAAGTAATCAATTATTTGAATGTGAGCCTGTAGGTGCGGATGATGTAGAGGTTTCAGAACAAGCAACCGCTTATATTAATCATGTTATGTTTAAAAAGAACAACGGGTGGGTTTTATTGCATAACTTTATTAAAGACGCGCTTATTGAAAAGAATGGGTTCTTAAAAATATTTTGGGAGCAATCAGATAGAATAGAACGAGAAGAATATACAGGATTAGACCAGGATCAGTTTGATTTATTATTGGCTGAAGATACCGTTGAATTAATAGAACATACAAATTATGACGATGAAGGTTCTATGTATGATGATCAAAATCCAATGGCGCAAGATATGGGTGTTCCTGAAGGTAAACATAGAATGCCTGATGGTTCATTAATGGATAATGACGCAATGCCAGGATACGAAAATACGCCTCCTCAAATAACACCTGAAGGTTTAGATCCAGGTATGGGTATCACCCCTGAGTCATTTGATAAAGGAATGGAAATGTCACCTGAGGGTATTCCAATGGAAGAAGATCCTACAGCTAATCCAAGTATTATTGAAGAATTTGCAAATCCTACACCGCAGCTCCACGACTGCGTAATTCATAGAAACTTTAGTAAAGGTCAATGCCGAATAGAAGGTATACCGCCTGAAGAGTTTGTTATTGATTCAAGTGCTAAGAGCATAGATGAATCAAACTTTGTAGCGCATAGACGCTTTATGACTAGATCACAATTATTAGAATTAGGGTACGATAAAGACATTATTGATACCTTGCCTGTCCGTACAGATCGTATGAATAATCTTGAATACACCGCGCGTAATAGTGAGATAGGTGTAGATGTGGGATCAGGTAATACTAATGACTATGCTACGGAAGAAGTTGAAGTATTTGAGTGTTATATTAAATGCAATTATGAAGGTGACGGTAAGGCAACATTAAGAAAAGTGACTGTAGTTGGCGCTAATGCAAGTACAGTTTTAGATGATGAGCCTGTAGATAGCTTTCCATTTGTATCTATGACACCAATTTTAATGCCTCATAGGTTCTACGGAAGATCAATTGCTGAATTAGTTGAAGATGTCCAGGCAACAAAAACTTTTATTATGAGAGCCCTGAATGACAATATCTTTGGCATGAATAATAATAGGCTTATTGTAAACGATAGCTTAACAAATTTATCTGATATTTTAACTAATCGCCCTAATATGGTAGTGCGGGTTAAAGGTTCTCCTAGTGAGGCGGTTCAAACTATGCCCGTTCAATCAATTGGTGAGACTGCATATCCATTAATTCAATACTACGATGAATTAAAAGAGGCGCGTACAGGGGTTAGCAAGGTGTCACAAGGACTAGATCCCAATGCCTTAAACTCAAGAACTGCGTCAGGTGTAAATTCTGTATTGAACCAGGCGCAATCAAGAATGGAATTTTTTGCTCGTACATTTGCAAACACGGGTATTTCTGATCTTGGTAAAAAGATTTTAGAAGTTGTAGTTAAACACCAGGACAAAGAAGATATTGTTCGTGTTAATGACAAGTTCATTCCATTTAAACCTTATGAATGGCGTGATCGTTGTGATCTAACTATACAATCTGGACTCGGTTCAGGTAGTAGAGATCAACAAATGGTAGTGCTAAATAACATACTAGAACGCCAAATACAGGCGTTGCAATTACAAGGAAATCCTCAAGCACCTATTGTTAATCTTAAAAAGATCCATACAACTCTAAAACGCATGGTAGAAAGTGCGGGTTTAAGTGATGTCGGGCAATTCTTTATTGATCCTGATCAAGGCGAACAACAAATGCCTGAAGAAGAGCAACCTGAACCTACAGAATTTGAAAAAGTTTCTATGGCGCAAATACAAGGTGAAATGCAACGGAAACAAATGGATCTTGAGCTGCAAGAAAAGAAATTAGAACTTGATCATAAGAAATCATTATACGACCTTGAACTCAAAGCTAGAGAAATGGAATTAAAATATTCAGCACAAGTGGATCAGGAACAAATAAAGAGAGATACAAAAATGTCTACTGAGGCTATGAAATTAAAGGGAGCATTGCAAAAACAGGCAATGGCTAATCCTCCAACACCTCCAATGCCAGGCGATCTCCCTTTACCATCTCAACCTAATGTACCAAAAGCAAATATTCAAGATATGCCTTTACCTCCACAACCAGGAATACCAACTATAGATGAATGATGAACAAAACTTATCCTTGGAAGAAGTCCAGGGCGTAAGAGCAAAAGAAATTTTAGAAGATGAAACTTTTAAAAAAGCGGTAGATCTTTTAAAACAAACATATTTAGACGAAATAATTAAAACTACTATCAAAGAAGATGAGGCAAGAAAATATCTTTGGATGTCTTATCACACTTTAGACAAAGTAGTTGCAAATTTAGAGCAAGTTATGACCACGGGCGAACTTGCAAAAGAGCAAATAAAAAATCTCAAAAAATATTCGTAAGGACAAGGGTAAAACCATCTTTACTAATCCTTTAAACAATTATGTTTAATGGCACGAAAAGGAGAATTCGTTATGGAAAATGACGGATCACTAACTACCGCTACAGAAAGTATCGTTGGTTTATTACAACAATCCGAAGGTGGATTGACAAGTTTAAACGACACTACGAAACCTGGAGCACAAGTTGTTCAAGAAAATGATCAAGACCAAACTGAAACTGCAACGGAAGATCAACCTCTTCAAGAGCCTATCGAAAGTGTTAGCGCTGAAGATGAATCGGAAGTCCAGGATCAGGATGTAGAAGATCAGGCTACCGATGAACCAACTGAAGAACCACAATTAACACCTCAGGATGAAATATTCCAAGTTAAAGTTCAGGGCGACACCTACGAAGTAGATCGCAATGAGTTGATTGCGGGTTATCAAAGGCAGCAAGACTATACAAGAAAAACAGAAAGTTTAGCGATTGAAAAGCAACAAGCTAATGAGGACATTGAAAAGCGTAATAACTCTTTAATGGACAAAATTAGTGAGGCTGAAAAATTAACTGATCTCGCTAGAAAACAACTAGGACTAGACGCACAAGGATTAGATGATCTTATGATTAATGATCCTGTAGAGGGCACTAGAAGAAAACACGAACTTGAAATGAGAGCACGGGCACTTGCAGAACAGCAACGACAAATTGCTAATGTTATGCAAGAAAACCGAGTTAAGTTTCAAAAAGAGGAAGAACGGAAAGTCAGATTAGAAATACCTGAAATGAATGATCCGGTAAAACGACCTCAGTTTGTAAGCAACATGAGAAACTATCTTGATAAAATGGGTTTCAGCGATGATGAAATCAATGGAGTTGGCGATAGTAGATATTTCAAATTAATCCGTGATGGAATGAAATGGAATAATCTACAACAACAAAAACCAGGATTAGTTAAAAAAGTTGCAAATGCCCCTAAAGTAGTCAAAGGAGGAGTTGTTAATTCTAAGAGTGTTAAAAATAAAAGAATTCAAGAAGATCGAATGGCAAAATTAAAAAAGTCAGGATCAATTGATGACGCTGCTGAATTACTAAAGGATCTGTTTAAATAACTTAACCAATAAAATAATAAGGAGAATAAACAGATGGCAATAGTCACTAACGCTTATCCAACTTATAATACGACTGGTAAAACTTTAAAGGAACAACTTGCGGACACAATTTCAAACATTAGTCCGTTTGACACTCCTTTCATGTCGTCTATTAAGAAGGAAAAAGCAAAATCAACAAAGGTAGAGTGGTTAAAGGATACTTTAGCTTCTCCATCTACTTCTAACGCACAAAAAGAAGGCGAAACATACGCTGCAACTGCAACACCTGATGTCGTAAGACTCGATAACATGGCGCAGATCTCCGCGAAAAGTTTTGCCATCACGAACACCCAAGAAAGTGTCGATAATGCTGGCATGAGTACATATTCAGCTTATGAACTTGCTAAAAATAGTAAGGCTCTAAAGACTGATATGGAAACTGCAATGTTTAACAACGGAGCAAAAGTTGTTGGTAATACAACAACTGCTAGATCACTTGCGGGTATTAAATCATGGATCGGTACTAATAGTTCAAGAGGAACTAGTGGTGCTAATCCGACAGCCCTACTAGGTGCACACGCGCCTACTAATGGTACTCAAAGAGCATTAACTGAAGATATGTTAAAATCTGTAGTTAAAGGAATTTGGGAAAGTGGTGGAAATGCTAATTCCATTTATGTCGGATCTTTTAATAAACAAAAGATAAGTTCATCATTTACTGGTGGCGCGTCTAAGCAAGTACAAGCGGACACAAAAACAATAATCGGAGCAGTTGATACTTATATCAGCGACTTCGGTACTTTAAATGTGATTCCCGCTAGACATCAAGCTGCGCGTGATCTTTGGGTGATTGACCATGATTTATGGTCTATGAGTTCGCTACGCGAATACGAAGTACATGAAATGGCTAAGACGGGAGACGCTAAGCATTTCCTACTTACTACTGAATATACTTTATGCGCTAAAAACGAGGCTGGGAACGGTGTCGTTGCAGACTTAACAACTGCATAATAGCAATAATATTGTGGAGGGGCGTTTTGCCCCTCTACATTTTAATAAGGATTTCAAATGGAATATAGAGATAAGACTACTCAAAAATTAAGTATTACAGCAACCTCTTCGCAAACTTCAGCTATGAGTGACGCAGTTTATAAAATTAGATTGGTATGCACCGCAGCCTGTCATTTTAAAATTGATGTCAATCCTACTGCTACAGATTCAGACGCATTTCTTCCCGCTAATGACTACATATATTTAGGAATTAGTCCTGGTGAAAAAGTTGCGGTAAGAACTGTATCAGGTGGTGGTACTGCTTTTATAACCCAACTAACACAATAAGGATACATCATGGCAATAGGCGGATACCCAACAGCATTTATTTTAAAAGATACAACTACCGTGACTGTCGGTAGTTCTTCAGCGCAATCAAGCGCATTAAATAATCGCAGTTTACATTATAGAGTAATTTCATCGTGCGACTGTCACATAGAAGTAGGAAAAAATCCTACTGCAACCACGGGTTCAGGACTTTTACCCGCGTACACTATCGAGTACATTGTCGTACCTGAAGGCGAAAAAATTGCTTTTTTAAAATTTTCTACACAAACGGGAACTGCATACATTACGGAGTGCACTAGATAATGTTAGGCGGAAGATTAACACAACGAAAAAATGTTCGTTCACCCGCACGATATAGAGGGCGTAGAGTTGATGTTGGCGGATGGAATATGCTAGGCGATGATGGTTCAGGTGGAAGTTTTAACATTCTTATACAAGAAACGGGCGACAATATAATTATTGATGAAGGTAGATCTTACGAGATGGATACCAATTCACCGATTGGAGGATAAGTGGCTCAAGACGGTAGACACTTTCCAAGTAAAAAATTTAAAGACAACTGGGGTTCAATTTTTGGAAAAAAAAAGAAATCTAAAAAAAAAGATAAGTTAAAGGATCAATGGTTAAATGTCTAAGCGTAAGGCATTTGATTATAGTGGTCATGTACCAATTACTAAAAGAACTTCTATTGGCAACCCCAAAAGAACAAAATTAAAAACAAGTTCAATGAACAAACATAAAAGACTAAGTAAAGGATTATAAAATGGCTGATAAAAAAATATCGGAAATGACATCAATGACCGCAGCTCAGATAGCAAATGATGATAATATTGTTATATCTGATACCTCAGACAGTCATACTAAACGAGCACCTATTTCAGAACTAGCAACTTTCTTTGGTGTAAACCAAGAAGGAATTCAGGATACGGTAGGCGCTATGTTTACAGGACATTCTTCTCATGCGGGTATTACGCCTGTTTACGATGATCCTAATGGTCATTTAATTTTTAGCTTAGCGGGTGGAGTGACTACTGCGGAAATGGGACACCTAAACGGAGTCACAAGCGATATTCAAACACAATTAAATTCAAAATCTCCTCTTGCCTCTCCAACATTTACAGGCAATCCAATTGCCCCTACTCAATCAGCTAATAACAGTTCAACACGAATTGCGACTACAGAATATGTCCAGGGCGAATTAAATGCTTATGCGTCCGATACCGTGACCTTTACTAATAAAAGTGGTGATATTTCTCAATGGACTAATAATAGCGGTTTCATGACTCCATCTTCAACTGCTACTTTGACAAATAAAACAGGCTCAATATCTCAATGGACAAATAACTCAGGATACATAACAGCAACTTCAACCGATACTCTTAATAATAAAACGATTTCAGGTGCAAGTAATACTATTTCAAATGTTCCATACTCAGCGCTTAGTAGTGTTGATGAAGATATTTCTTCAGTATCGGGATCACACAATACAATTGCAAGTGCTAAAGCAGTTAAAGATTATGTTGATGGTCAGATTACAGGGATCAATGAAATATCTGAGGCAACTGATACAAATATCTCTAGTCCTGGTTCAGGGCAAATTTTAGTATACGATGGTTCTAATTCCTGGGACAATCAAACATCATCAATAGCGCTTACAGGCGCGGTGACGGGTTCAGCAAATATGGACGCGTCAGGCGATGTATCTGTAGCAACAACTATAGCAAGTCCATCAATAACAATTAACGGTCAAACTTGTACTCTAGGTGGTACTGCAACTATACCTTCAGTCCTACAAAGTGGAGGCACTTTTACGGGGGATGTTATTCTCAATGACGGTGTAAAGACAAGATACGGTACGGGACAAGATTTTAGTATTGAATTTGATGGCAATTATACAAATTTAAAATCCGTTGGAACTGAGCCAGTTAGAATATTAACAGACAACTTTATTGTTATGAATAAAGCGGGTTCTCAAAATGTAATGAATATGCCAACTGCTAATGCGGGTATAGATTTTTCATACAACGGAACAAAAAAGTTTGGCGTAGAAAGTTATGGAATTGATGTTGTTGGAAATGTTCAAGTAAGCGGGACAGTAGATGGGCGCGATGTTGCAACTGATGGAACAAAACTTGATGGTGTAGCTGCGGGTGCTGAAGTTAATGTTAAAGCGAATTGGACTGAGTCATCTTCATCTTCAGACGCATTCATTCAAAATAAACCATCGCTATCAACTGTAGCGACTTCAGGTTCTTATGCTGATTTGTCAAACAAACCAACTATTCCAACAAACAACAATCAACTTACAAATGGTGCGGGATATATAACTTCGTTTACCAATACAACTTATAGTGCGGGGACAGGAATGTCTCTATCAGGAACAACTTTTAATTGTACGATTGATTCTCCTTCCGAAGTTGGATTAGGTAATTTATCTTCAAGTGGAAACAGTTTGTCGGGTTCGTTTACAGCTTCGGGCAACATCACAGCGTACTCAAGTCGAAAATTAAAATCAGACATTAAAACAATCGACAATGCGTTAGACAAAGTATCACAAATGCGAGGTGTCACATTTACTAAGGACGGAGAATTATCTAGTGGTGTGATTGCAGAAGAATTTGAGGAAGTTGCACCAGAATTAGTACAAGACGGAGAATATAAATCTGTAGCTTATGGTAATACAGTTGGTTATCTCATTGAGGCAATCAAAGACTTAAAAAATGAAGTTGAAGAATTAAAAACAAAAAAACTTTGTAAGTGTGAGGATTAAAATATGGCTCTTCAATCATCAGGTGCAATATCTCTCTCGAATATCGCTGGGGAATTTGGTGGAAGTACACCCCACTCAATAAATGAATATTATAGAGGTGGCTCTAATGTTCCTAATAGTTCAGTAAACAATTCAATACCGACAAGTGGTCAAATTCAATTTGATGATTTTTATGGTGGTACTGCTTTATCATCTGATAATCAAATAGCATTTGCAGTTAAAGAATATACAGTTGGAAGTGGCAAAACTGCATTTAATGTGAGAGGTGCGCAAAGCAATATGTCAGATGGCTCAATAGTCACAAATAATTTAAACTCATATACAATCACTAATGCAGAAAAAATTTACCCAGATCCGAGCAGTATTTTTGGTTTTACATTTTATTTTAGTGGAAGTGGTAATGGTTATAATGCTTATACAACTGGATTAGTAAGAGGAATAAGTTGGACTGGCAATGGTTCTGGTTCAGCAACTTTTACAGCACCATCATCTGGTTCTGGTTCTCTAAGTATTCCTGGTCAAGCAGGTATTGAACAATTTCTTAGCACACTTAATACTACCATAACATTTACATTTACATATTAAGATGGAATACAAATATAAAACTTACACTAAAGTTTATGAAAAAGATGTTTGTAAGCACATAGAAGATGACGAAGAAAAAATAGAAGATTTAATGATTACTTATTGGACACCATTAAATTTTGAAGGTGAGTCTTTTAATTATTTATTAAGAAATAATCATGTTGCTACAATTCCAATGCACAATAAGTTTTTTCAAACTGTTGAAAGAGAATGGATTGCTACTTTAGGATTTAGCGAGCAATATTTTTTTGAAGAAATTTCTAAAGAAACAAAAGATGACGAAACTATTATTACAAACAATTTAGTCAAACTTGATTTAGGAAAAAAGCAAGAAGTGGATAGAGATACACTTATTGAAAAACATGATGAAGAAGAAACGGAGGTAATTGATATATAATGAGATACGATTTTAACGCAATCAAAAAACATTATTTTAATGAATCAGAAATTACGATAAATGCTGGTAATAA